AAAATCGTCGTTATATTAGATGAAACTAGCTCCTCTAGGAGTTTTCTATATATACGTACTTCGTAAACTCTATAATTTAGGTAAGAAGAAGCCACCACGGAAAAAACGCTTCGCTCCTTGGGTCTAAGTATCAAAAATAAAAGAATTATCTGGATCATAATAAATATTCTTTATGGTTTGTGGACACCCGGAGCCGGTCCAGTGGTGAATACTTTTCATCGTGACACCTTCGGGAAGTAGATGATATACAATCGCTGCCGAAATACTTTTGTTTTGGGGTCGCCCGCCACATGCACCTCCTTGATACAGACCCCTTTTTGAGATCTCACTACATAATTTCATAGCCTGTTTCCTGATTTTGATCTCACGACACTGTTGAGGAAATGAATGCTTTGAGTGAATCTTTTCAAAACACTTGTCAAGATAGTCGTCTGTAATATCTTGAAGTTTTACTTCTCTTTCAATATACTTTTCGTAATCACCATCAGATTCTTTATCATTTTTCTCCTTTTCTTTTTTTTTATATTGCTCGAGTTCTTGTTTAACTGAATCAAGCTCTTGTTCAAGCTTTGTATAATCACGAGATTTTTTCAAAAATCTCTCCTTATAATGATCTCCTCGCACGAGTGCGCTTTCTCCTTTGCGCTTCATGCTAATGACACTGAGGTTAATTTGACGTTCTTCTTTATATGTGGATCGTTGCGATGGCATAATGATAGATGTTTTTAGATAAAAATTACAAGTTTAACTTCTACTTAGGTTGATTTTAAACACCGAGCATTCCTTTTACTTTCATAACTCTGGGTACGTTCTTGATCGTCCTCTCCAACTCCTGAAAATCTTCCCAGAGACCGGCTTGTTTGATGAATTGTTGAGTTCTAGTTTTCATATTGTACATAGATTTACCTCTCAGTATACTTTTTCGGGCTGTCTCTACGGTGGTGTTATTGATACTGATCTTTTTAGAACCTAATTTCAGAGCCGTTTTTTGGACATCTGTCAGAGTCTGAGATTTCGTAACGGTTGATAACTTCACTTCCGCCTCCTTCAACTTTGATGTGAGGTCATCTACTATGGTTTTGAGACTGGAGATGTGCGATTTTTGCTTCTTCATCTTTAAATCATTCACCTCACTGTTTCTAGTAATGAGTTCATCGCGTTCTTTTTTGAGACCCAAAATAATAACTTTCTGTTTTCTGATTTTGACATCACGTGTGTGGATTTTCTTCTTGACAACCTTATCAATTTCGGGTCCAAGATCTATTGTGAACTTGGAAGCCTTACGTGGTCGTGAGGAAGATTTTACCATTTTACTTAAATTTTACTATTGAAACTTTAACTTAGGTACTTTAGTTTCCGAACGCGACACCACCCATGCCATTCTTTACGCGTAAAATATTGTAATTTACGGCGTACGCGCGAACCATGTTACCGTTCCTGGTGCCAGTACCCGCGAGGGATAACTTAGCCGTATCAATACGACTGAAATTTAGGGTTCCAGTTGGTTGAGACTTGTTCATGGTTATGCAGAAAGGCCAAGTGAAGGTGGAGACGGTGCTGAGAGCATCTTGAGGGAGGACAGAGCAGTGCATCTCTGGGACAACGTTGTGGTGGAAGGCGGCGGACATATTCTCAAAGAGAGGTGTACCGTTAATATAGAGAGTGGCGGTATCAAAAGTCCAGTTAGTAGACCACTTATTGGTATCAGCTTCCGAAGAAACAACGTGGACGGCCTTGACTGGGTGGTTGAAGTAAGTAAGATCAACCTCGGTATCCGCGGCACTCATGAGTTGGTGTTGAGTTTGAGTGAAGAGAATCTCATGCTCATTGTTGGCGAAGAAATCGCGCTCGGGTGTATCAAGGTACACATACGTACCGAATACCTTTACGTTGCTGGGAGCAAATGTGCCATTCCTGCACTTCACCCTGATCTCAACATCATGATATTGGAGACCAACCAAAGGAAGGGATTTGGTCCAGTCGTCCGAGAAGAAGAAGGGGAGAACGTAGTGGTTCGCGGAAGTGGAAGAACCGAGGGCATTCTGGGGGCACTCATCAAGGGTGAGAGCGCAAGAAGCCTTGGCTTGAGTATCCTTGTACAAAAGGTTATGAACACCCTGGATGTAGAGGGAATCAATCTGGGAAACCTTTTGGCCACCAATCCAAAGCTGGAATTCAGTGGTAGTGGAATCATCCTTGTCGAAGAAACCGGTATCAGCGGCACCGACGCCACCGATGTTCTCAGCCTCAATCCACACATAACTCAAGAGATCACCCTTGGTCTTGATGGGAATGGTAACCTCATTACCACTTCCGAAGGTACCGATATAATCGAGCCTTTCTGGTTTGATCGCGAAGTTGGTATACCTCTTGTAATTTTGTCTAAAAAACGACACCTCGGGCTGACCAGTGATATAGACGTCCTGGGCACCCACCGACACGAGGTCAATTAAAGCAGCTGACATTTATTAGTAAACGATATTAAAATTTTAGCTCAATGTATACATATCGGGATGGGTGTTGAATTTCAGGCACTCACATGGGAAACAGTTGACACAGACGAGGAACATTTAGTGAGTATTTTTGGTAAGACTGAGAATGGTAAATCTATTTGTGTAACAACTGCGTTTACACCATACTTCTTCGTCAAGCTTCCTGAACATGTCACGCAACAAAAGGTTCAGGAAATCTACCGAGTTCTGGATAAAAAGAGTCCCAACTGTCTGGTTTCGTATTCTATTATGAGGTCTAAGGATGTTTGGGGTTTTCAAAATAATAAGGAATTTTCCTATATGAAATTGGACTTTAAGAATCTAGCGAGTCGTCGCCGCGTTGATTATATGTTGAAGAATCCTATTCAATTCTCATATGGTACTGAAAGATTCAAAGTTTTTGAATCTAACATTGACCCCGTACTTCGTTTGATGCATAGAACTGGTATTCAGTCAACTGGTTGGTTAAACTCTGGTGATAATTGTGTTCGTACACATTTGGCCAAGGTGGACATTGATCTTTTCTGTAATGACTGGAAGACCCTAAAGCCCGTCGCACGTGATGATATTGCTCCATTTGTTGTGGCATCAGTTGACATTGAGTGTAACAGTTCTACTGGTAAATTTCCAGATCCGGATGTAAGAGGTGACGCGTGTTTCCAAATTGCTATTTCTTTGTGTAAGTTTGGTAACGATGAACCCTACGATAAAACATGCCTTTGCTACAAGAAAACTGATTCAAATTTAGATGGTTCTACTATCATTAGTTTTGATACTGAAAGAGAGATGCTTGAGGCATTTCAGAAGTATATACATGAGAAAGATGTAGACATCATTACTGGCTGGAATATTTTTGGATTTGATCTTAACTACATTTACACAAGGGCGTTTATTACTGGCTGTAATCCCGAATTTTTCAAGATGGGTAAATTGAAATCACAAACATGTGAGATTTCCATTAAGAAGTTGAGTTCAAGTGCGTTGGGTGATAATGTACTGAAGCTTCTTCCTATGAGTGGTCGCTTCATTTTTGATTTGTTCCATGAGGTGAAGAAGGGTTACAAACTTGATAGTTACAAACTTAATGAAGTTTCCAAACTCTATCTTGGAGATCAAAAGATTGACATGGCTCCAAAGGAAATGTTTGCTCGGTATCTAGAGGGTGATCCCGTGAAGCTACGAGAAGTTGCGGAATACTGTATCAAGGATACACTGCTACCACATAAACTCATGAAGAAGATGTGTATCCTGCTCAATCTCCTTGAGATGGCTAAAGCTACTTGGGTACCACTCTGTTTTCTCGTTGAACGGGGACAGCAGATTAAGGTCTTTTCCCAACTTACAAAGAAGGCTCGTGAAATGGGATTTATGGTACCAACGATTCGCTGGGGACAGTTACCCGAGGAACAATACGAAGGAGCAACGGTTCTAGAAGCCCAAAAGGGTGCGTATTATACTCCGATTACTGCCCTAGATTTTGAAGCACTGTACCCATCTATTATGATGGCTCACAACCTCTGTTACTCTTCGTATGTTATGAATGAGAAGGACTACGGCAACATACCTGGTATTGAATACGAAACATTCAAGATTGGTCAAAAGACCTACAAGTTTGCACAAGATGTTCCGAGTCTCTTACCGGCGATTCTTCTTGAGCTTAAGCAGTTTCGTAAAAAGGCTAAGAAGGATATGGCAGCTGCAACAGGTTATATGAAGGAGGTCTACAATGGTAAACAGTTGGCTTACAAAATCAGTATGAACTCTGTCTATGGGTTTACAGGTGCTGGCAAAGGTATTCTTCCATGTGTACCTATTGCGTCTACGACGACCTTCCGTGGACGGGCTATGATTGAAGAGACTAAGAACTATGTTGAAAAGAACTTCCCGGGTTCAAAGGTGAGATATGGTGACACAGATTCAGTCATGGTTGAATTTGATGTGGGTGATCGCAAGGGTGAAGAAGCTGTTAAGTACAGCTGGGAGATTGGTGAGAGAGCTGCCGAAGAGTGCTCAGCTCTCTTCAAAAAGCCTAACAATCTAGAGCTTGAGAAGGTATACTGGCCTTATTTCCTGTACTCAAAGAAGAGGTATGCTGCTAAATTGTGGACGAAGGGTAGGGATGGTAATATGAACATGGACTATATTGACATTAAGGGTCTCCAAGTTGTTCGTAGAGATAATACACCCCATGTCAGAGAGGTGTGTAAGGAACTCCTAGATGTTGTACTGACCTCAAGTGACCCGGGACCACCAAAAGAGCTTGCAAAAGAGCGCGCAGTTGAACTCCTTTCTGGTGATGTTTCAAATGAGAAATTGATTTTGAGTCAATCTTTGTCGGATAGTTATAAGGTATCTGGGCAATCCGTGTCTATAACAAGTCCGGAGAGTTGTAATATCAATCAAGCACATGTACAGGTTGTTAATAAGATGAGGCAACGTAAACCCGGGTCTGAGCCACAATCCGGTGACCGTGTTCCATACCTACTCGTGAACACGGGTGACCCTAAAGCTAAGGCTTTTGAAAAATCCGAAGATCCAAAATACGTTGAAGAGCAAAACCTCCCAGTTGATTATAAGTACTACTTCATCAATAAATTTTTAAACCCTGTATGCGATCTACTTGACCCTCTGTATGAGAACACGAAGCAAGAAATATTCGGTGAGTTGATTACTCAATGCAAACCACCACCAAAGAAACGTGAACCTCCCCTAAGTACGATGAAGAAAGTGGATTTGATAGAGGAATGTAAAAGACTTGGTCTAGATTTTGACGGTAAAATCACGGATCTTAAAGATCGTATAAAAAATGCTCGTGTTCAACGAGAAGAAAGTATTGAAGACATATTTAAAAACTACGAACAAGAAATAGATAAGTCATGAGTCTTAATGAAAAAATTGCCGATTTGTTAGAAGAAGAGTTGAAGTTGCGTATGGATCTTTTATTGACTGAGTATGCAGAAACGATATCTAAAAAATACCAGATTTCGTTACAGCTACTTCTAAAAGATATCCCATGTGTTTCTGTAACAAGTACA